AAAGAAAAAGAAAGTTATCTTACTATTCAAATATTCTAGTAGTATCTGACCCAAAACATCCTGAAAACGAAGGCAAAGTATTTTTATTCAAATTTGGTAAAAAGATTTTTGATAAGATTACAGAAGCGATGAACCCAGCGTTTGAAGATGAGAAGGCTGTTAACCCATTTGATTTTTGGGAAGGTGCAAACTTTAAACTAAAAATCAGAAAAGTTGATGGTTATTGGAATTATGATAAATCTGAATTTGAGCAACCAAGTAGAGTAAAACCTACTGATGAGGAGATTGACAAAATATGGAAATCTCAATATGCTCTAAAACCCTTCGTTGATCCAAGTAATTTTAAATCTTATGATGAACTCAAAGAGAAACTGAATAAGACACTTACTGGACAAAGAAGTACTGAGTCTGTAGAAGATATTGACCTCCCACCTGTCAGTAATGACGTACCAACGTCTTCTAACAACTCGGTAGAGGAAGTTGAATCGTCCAACGATAGCGATGACCTATCGTATTTTAGTAAACTTGCTGAGGACGATTCATAATCTATCTCTCTCACTTTCTCAATTGGGTAGCCTTCGGGCTACCCACTCAATAAAGATATATAATGATAAACGTACAAAAATTATTAGAATTTGTAAACGGCGAAATAGTTTATACTGATTGGTTAGATCCATTTAACGCCTTAACATTAACAAAACAAATTGAAGCGTGTAACTACTTCATACAATATTCAAAAAATAAACCATTACAAAATCCTTGGGAATTGGATATACATCCCTCTATCAGAATAGGTACAAGTTGTGGAAAAGGATATGGTTCCAAAGGTGATGATCAACAATATGATGACACATATAGACAAAAACGAAGAAAAGCTACATCTCAGCCCTATGATAGACTTCACGGCCATATAAAAAATATGAAAGACGGTATTCATTCAAATGAGTACAAAAAAAATTGGGGTGCAGCTAAAAGAGCTTGGTCACCTGTATTTGAGAAGTATGGATGGGGATCTAAGCTTTTAAAAAACACTTGGATATGTTTTGCAATACCAAATGATAATTTACTTTTTGACCAACAAGTTTTAAGATGTGAGTTGGTGGAGTTAGCACATATTTTAAATCATAAAGTTAAATTTAATAATGAGGCACCTATGACCGACATTAAATATGCTAATGCTTCTCAAAAAGAGATGCAAAATTTACTTGCTTTAAAATATAATCAATCAGGTAGACTTACAAGAATTAGTAATGATAAAGAATATATTGGTAGAAAAACACAAAATAATTCAGCATTTACTCATAATTTAGAAACAATTTTAGGTACTAAATTATAAATTTAAAAATACTTAATTAGGTACCCACAAATGTTCTCATTTTGTTCTATGCGTCAAAATGCGCTATTTACTTTATCCAGTTATTGTGTTATAGTATAGTATAAAAAAAATAAAGGAGAGATATGAAATACAATAACAAAACAATGACAGTTGCCGAGTTTACTGAATTAAAGAAAAACGGCAAAATAAAACTTGATCCATCTTTTCAAGTTGGTACAGATAAAGAATCACGTTGGGATAAAATACAACAATCAAAATTTTTAAAATCTATTTTACTTGGTTCAGCACCATCACCTTTTATTTTAGTTGATGTTGACGCTGCTTTAAAATATAACGAAGAACTAGGTATTGATGATGACTCTATTGAATATTTAAAACAGGCTCAAAAAGATGGTTTTAAATATATTTCAGTTGACGGTAACAACAGGTCAATTTCTTTGAGAAATTTTGCTACAAATGACATTAAAGTACCTTCTGGTGAATATGAAACTTTAAAAGGTATTGTAATTGTAAAAACTGGTAGAGATAAAGTTAACACTTTAAATCCTTTACTTAAACAAAAATTAAATGAAAGTGAATTATCGTTTGCTATCTATACTGAAATACAGAAAAAAGATTTACCTGTATTATTCAGAAATGTTAATGACGGTATTCCATTAAATGGTCAACAAGTCAGACAATCCTATCCTAGTAAACTTGCTGACTATGTTAGAAACAAAAGAACTCAATTTGAAAAGTCTTTAAAAACTTTTATCAAAAATAAAGAGTTTGTAGTTTTAAAGGCAGATGAATTTATTGCTAAATGTATATCATATGCTGCTTACAAACAAACAGATAAAAAAACTTTAGACAAAGTTTACATGAGTCCAAACGGTGAGGCAAACAAAATTGTAAAACCAGGCTCTACTGACAGTAACTTTAATAGAGTTTTAAATACTGTACTTGACACAATAAAAGTTGGTGTTGCAAATCTTAAAAAATCAAGTAACTCAATTTTTGATTATTTTTGTATTTCATATGACTACAAAATGAACAATGTTAAAATTGATAAACCAAAAGAATTTTACGATTTATGGTTAAAGACAGTTGGTAAAATGTTTGCTGATACAGACAAAGTTTATGACTCTCCTTTACCAAATGATAAAGAACAATATAATTTTAAAACTATGACAAGAAAGATACCTGTTGAGTTTAGAGATTATAGACAAAAATTAGTAAAAGATAAAATTGAAAAAGTTGCTTTTGAAAAAAAGATACTTATTCAACAAGAAGACCCAGATGATTATTTTTCATATGATGATAAAGTAAAAATGTGGGAAAGACAAAAAGGTATCTGTCCAAGAACTAAAAAAACTATACCATTTGAAGAAATTGCAGACCATACAAAGTGGCACGGTGACGCCGTGATACCTAAAGATAAGGGTGGTACTCACACTTTAGATAATGGTGAGTTGATTGACGCTTACTTTAATGTAAAGAAAAGTAACAAGTTAATTTAAAAAGTCTTTAAGTGGTCTTCGGTAAGTATAACGAACTTCATATCTCGTTTTAAACACCACGCATACGCTGTAGACCACTTTCTTCTATTTCTTTCATAAGTAATCAACGCATTTTTATAAGTACGAGTTACACGCAATGGTGCTTTAGGTTTGCGTGTTTGTTTTTTAGGTTTAATCTCTACAACAAATTTTTGATATGTACCATCTGATTTTCTAACTTTCATATAGAAATCAGGATAGTATCTATGTGGCCTATTGTCAACTGAACGATATGATATTGCTATTTCTTCACTACCCCATTCCAACACACTTCTATTCTTATCACAATATATCATAAAACGTTTCTCCCAACTGGACCTATAAATAATGTTGTTTACATTGCCTTTATATTTCTGTGGGTTCAATGGTTTAAATATACCTTGATAGGGTCGTTTATCTATATTCTTCAACTTCTTCATAAATCTATTTATTACCAACATAAATAGTAATATGGCAAGCGTATTTGACACTATAAAAACACGTGCTGGGGATACAACAAAGTCTGCTACTTGGTATAGAACACAAGTAAATAAGATTGCAAGTAATAAAACAGCAGGTCAATTGTTTAGAGAGAACAAACTAAATGGTCGTCCTAGCGTAGGTAGATTGAACTTATTTGGGTACAATCCTAAATACAGAAAAACATTACCTTATTATGATGTATTCCCTTTGGTGTTACCATTAGAACCAATATCAGGTGGGTTTATGGGTATGAACTTTCACTATCTACCACCAATGTTGAGATTTAGATTATTAGAACGTATGCAGGCAACAGCAACAGATAGTAGATTTGACGATAAGACAAAATTCAATGTAAACTATGATGATGTAAAGAATATAAAAATTGTGAAACCAACAATCAAAAAGTATTTGTACTCATATGTACAGACAGGTTTTTTAAGAATAAATGCTGATGAGGCTGCAACAGCAATTTATCTACCTGTACAAAGATTTAAAAAGGCATCTGAAGCAAAAGTTTATTCAGACAGTAGGAGATTTATTTAATGTCAATAATTAGTGTAGGTAAAAAGATAGGTGATTTAGATATACGATTAGGTATACCACCATCTAAAGCACAATTTGATGTAAGCGAAACTAATAAAAGATTTTCAGTAAATAATGTTACATCTAATTATAATTCAGTTTATAACATATTCAGATCAGGCATAACACAATCAGGTGGGTTTGCAAGACCGACACAATTTATGGTTACGATTGATGGTCCTAAAGCAACACAGTTTGGCGATACATCAATATACGCTGACGCAAAAGGTAAAGACCAGGCTGCTCGTATGGCAAGAAGTGCTAGATTGTCAGCGGCAATAAAAAAGAATATGCAGTTAAGAATGGATCTATTCTGTTCAAACGTTAATTTACCTGACAAGACTATTACAGACGATACAAATGAAACGTATTATGGTCCTAAAAGAGCATTTGCTAAAAATGTACAATTCAATGAGATAACATTAGAATTTTATACCAGTATAAACTATGATGAGCGAATATTTTTTGAGGCATGGCAAAACAGTATAGTTGATCCTGTATCACATAACGTAGGTTACTATGATGATTATGCTACGCCATGTATGATTACAATTACACCATTAACTAAAACGTTTATGGCTGCATTAGCAGGTTTTGAACCAACAGGTGATATACTTGCAGATAGAGATAAGATCAGACAATCACTAGGTGATAACTCTGGTTTCTCATCTTATCAAGTGCAAATGTATGAAGTGTGGCCTAAAACAATTGCTGCTACACCATTAAGTTATGACGCAGTAAATCAAATAGTAAAAACAAGTGTTACATTTACATACAGAAATCATGCTACTACAGCATGGAACTTTTTAGGTAAAACATCAACAGCAGAATACAGCACATTAAACAGAAACGAATATAGAACTAATACGACAGCAATACAAGGTAATCTACTAGACAACCTACCTTTTGGTATAGGTAATGAGATAGGTAGAGCAGGTCGTCAAGTGTATGAAACACTTAAAAAGAATTTGCCTATTGGGCGAACAACGGGAGGACGTGTGTTCCCGAAAGGTCTACCAGACCCTAGAATCATACGTGATTTATTATATTAATAAGGAGTTAAATAATGAGTTTATCATTTATAAAGGTGCCTGAATATAGTTTGAATTTATCAAATAATGTAAAGGTGAAATACAGACCATTTTTAATAAAAGAAGAAAAAGTTTTATTGATGGCTGTAGAGAGCAAAGATGAAAATGAGATGAACAATGCTCTAATTAAAGTTGTTCAACAATGTACATTATCACAAGTAGATGTAACAAAGTTACCAGTATATGACTTTGAATATCTTTGGTTAAATATACGAGGTAAATCTGTTGGTGAAACTATAGAAATGAAATTGAAATGTCCAGATGACGATACCGTTTCTGTTGACTATCAATTAAAATTAGAAGATGTTAAACCTGACTTTGATAAAAGGGTTAATACGAAGATTGAATTTGAAAAAGACTATGGTGTGATAATGAAAGTGCCTACGATTATGCAGATTGCTAACAAAAGAACAATGTTAGATTTGTCTTTTAATTTAGTTAGGGATTGCATTGCTCAAATATACAATGGTGAAGAAGTACACGAAGCACATGATTTATCTAAAGAAGAACTTGACGAGTATGTTGAACATTTAACTACAAAGCAGTTTAAACAGATTAGAGAGTACTTTGAAAGTTTACCTATTGTATCACACCTGATTAAGTATAACAATCCTAAATCAGGTAAAGAGTTTACATTATTGTTACAAGGGGCATCAGATTTTTTTCAGTAGCCCTCTTGCATGAAAACCTGGAGAGTTTGTACCGTACTAATTTTGCATTAATGCAGTACCATAAATACTCTTTAAGTGAATTAGAAGAAATGATACCATGGGAGAGGGAGATATATGTTGAAATGCTTATGCAACATATAAAAGAAGAAAACGAAAAGATAAGAGAAAAACAAAGAAGAGGATAATTATGTTTGAAGAACAGAAAAAAGACGCAGTAGAAAAGATTAAATGGGTATGGTGGTTTTTTAAAGAAGAACTTCCACAATTCTTATCTAACTGGAGAACGGTACCTAGAATTATGATGGTACTATACGGATTAGTATTTTATAACACAATGCAATGGTTTATGGCATTAGAGAATCCTAACAACGCACAGGCAGGGTTTGTGTCAGTAGTTGTTGGTGCTGGTGCTGCTTGGTTTGGGTTATATGTTAACGGCAAATCATCAAAAGTACAAAAAACTAAAAAATTCAATCCTGAGGATGAACAAATAGGTTAATAAATGCCAGAGCAAGTAAAATTTAAGAAATCTAAACCTAACTTTAAAGCCATCTTACAGAAACAAAAAGAGATGGAAGATGATGAGAAGTTTGCTATATCTGATTCGTTACAAGAATATATTGATACGATAGGTAAAAAGGCAGGTTATCAGAACCAAGAGAAGTTAGAAAAGGCCAATATCAGACCAGATGTAATTAACTTTGTTGATAATTACACTATCAGTAGCCTTGATAGTATTAAAGGTATGGAGTATGATGAGGCACTACAATTGCAATCATCAACTGAAAAGAGTATATCAGAAATAGAAGGTACTGGTCAGTTAAATCAGGCAGAAATAGATTTTATTAGAGCAACGGTAGGTGAAACCAACAACAGATTAAAAGAAGTGTTGAAAGTATCTACAAGGTTGAAGTTTGCATTTAGAGATTTGAAGAAAGAACTTAAACCTCTAAAACTTGCTGCTAGATTAGGTATCACAAGAATACCTATTTTAGGAAAAAGAATTGAGAGAGCAATACGTGCTGAAGAAGAAGGTGAGTCAGAAGCATTACGTATGAAAAGAGGCTTAAGAAAAAGAGAAGCAAGAGATACCAGAAAAATGGGTGATACAACACCATCAGCACCTAACGACCAGAGTCAAGCTCAACAGAATAAAACAATTGCAAAACAAACTACTGCTGGTATTATGGCTATTGACAATCAACCGGTATCAAAAGGAGCAGATAGAGAAGAACTTGTTGAGCAAGAAAGAGAGTCAGACGCTCAGTTTGAAACTACAAGTGGCACATTAGAGAGAATACTTGAAGAAGCAGAATTAACAAATGAATTACTAGGTGGCAAAAGAGGTAAAAAAGGTTCAAAAGATGATGATGACAAAGATGGTTTTAGCATACTAGAAGTTTTAGGTATGAAAAAATTACACGACTTTGTTAAAGCAGGAAAAGTTGCAACACTTGTTAGAAATTTAGGTGCTTTATCTGCTACAGCAGGCATATTTACTTTAGCTGCTGGTGCAGGTATTGGTCTTGGTAAATTGATTGTAGCAATAGGGATGTCAAATGTAGGTGAAGAAGAAAAAAAAGTTTTAAACGATATAAGTAGTGATTTGTCAAGCTCAGCAAATAATGAAGGTGTATTAGATGAAGACATACAAGCAGAGAACGAATTAAAAAGAAATGCTCAATTAAAAGACGAGTTTAATAGAGGTATAAAAGAAAATAAACTACCAGCAGACATGACCTTTGAACAATATAAAGAGGCAAAAACAAACGCAGGTATAAAAAGAGAATTAAAATTTGAAGGATTTATGGGTACAAATCTATTCAAAGAAACAAATCAAATGAAAGCTGATGCTGATTATGGAGCGATAAAGGCACAATTTTCAGAGGATCAAGTAAGTAAAATGATAGTGCCACCATCAGTTAAAGCAAACACCGAAGGCAAAATTGAAACTGCTAACACAATAACAGCAGACGGTGTAGAAAAAGGTTCACAAATAATAAACAACAGTAACAATAGTGGTAATACAGTAGTCAATAATCAAAACAATGTTGACGCTTCAAATACACAAAATAAAACAGAATATGGGTCATCAACAATAGGCACTAAAAATACACACTATCCATCAGAGATATATTAAGGTAGATAAATATTAATATGAAAGCATTTAAAGTAATCGGTAACATAATCAAAGGTCTTAATAAACCTCAATCAGTCCTAAAAGGTTTTACATCACCAGTTTCGTTTCAAACTATAGCGACTAAAAAAGGTGTTATCAATTACAATCCTACAAACGTAGATTATTCTGCTCACCCTATAACAGATAGTAATAAGTTTTATGTTTATCCTATAGACAAAGATGACCAAGAGCATTACATCTTATTTGATATTATAGAAAGAAGAAGTAAAGGTGGTCAGAATACAAGTGTTGCAGGTACACAATTTACAAAAAGAGCAGACAATTTAGACGAAGTTGTATATGGTGCTAACAGATTTTTTAGTGAGGGTACTACTTCAGGTCTATTAGGTATACCTACAGGTAAAGGTGCATTTAGAGAAGTAAAAACTACAATCGCTATTTACATGCCACAAACACTTAAATTCAATTTACAGGCAGACTATGGTGCTGAAGAAATAGGTGGTGGTTTAGGTGCTTTATCAAAGTTAAGGGATGCAATGAATAGTGGTGACTTCTTCGGTGCTGATTTAGGTGCAGTTGGCGCTCAGGTCGGTAAATTAGTTACAGGTTTAGGATCATTTGCCAGTGGTGGTTTAGGTGCAGGTGTGAATGCTGCTGTACAACGTAGAACTGGTGTTGCACCAGCAGCCATGACAGAAATGATATTTAATGGTATAGATTATAGAACGTTTAGTTTTACGTTTAAGTTTACGCCTAGAAGCAGAAAAGAATCAGATGTAGTAAACAACCTATTACATGCTATCAAAGACGGAATGTTACCAACAAGAGTTGGTACAAAAAGTATTGCTGCTTATCAAGTACCACATGAGTTTGTAATTAGATTTATGAAAGGTACTAAAATCAATCCATACCTAGATCAAATAGGGTTATGTGCTTGTACAGGTGTTGATATAGACTACGGTTCAGATAAGTTTTCAACACATGCTAGTGGTGATCCTGTATCAATAGACGCAACATTAACGTTTAGAGAACTAGAACTAATGGAGAGAACGAGATATAACGAATTAAGAAGTAGTGCTCAAAATCAGGAGAACTATTAATGCCTAATTATTTCAATTCCTTTCCTAAAATTTACTATGACGCAGTAGGCAAAGGTGATTATAAGTTAGTCACAAACCTATTAACACGTGTACAAATGAAAAGAGGTTTAAAAGATAGTGGTGCTTTATTTGACCTATACGACATAATGGGTGAAGACACACCTGAATCAGTATCAGAGCAATACTATGGCGATCAGCAGTATTACTGGATTATACTATTGTTCAATGATGTAAAGGATAGATTTTATGACTGGCCGTTAACATCAACTCAATTTGAGAAGTACGTACAAGATAAGTATAGTGATGTTAATGGTATACATCATTACGAAGTTACCCAATCAAGTGGTGCCACATCATCATTTGACGACTCACACAAAATACAAGTAAACAGCACCGTGTCAGGTGCTACAAGTGTAACTAACTATGATTATGAGCAAAGATTACAGGACAAGAAATCAAGGATCAAATTAATTAGACCTGAATTTTTAGAATTAATTACGGAAGAGTTTAGAACATTGATAGGAGCGTAATATGTCAACAGACGCACCAAAATATGATGATTTAAATAACAGATACCCTGGCGACTTTAGATCAGGTGAAATCATTTTATATGGTTACAGCGGTACACAATTTGATATATCAGGTTTAACAGCTGTGGTCAACGTTTATCAAAACCTAGACTCACCATTTCTATCAGGCAACATTTTATTCTTTGACACAATGGGTATACAAACCAGTTTACCTATTATAGGTAATGAGCATTTAGAGTTTAAATTTAGAAACCCAATTGACGCTGCAGGTGATGAAGAATTAAATGCTACTAATCATAGATTTAAGGTGTATGAAAAGAGATCGGTAAAGACAACACAAAACGTACAAGCAATTGCTTTGTTCTTTACATCAATCGAGTCAGTACGTAACGAAAGAGTACGTGTTTCAAAATCATTAGAAGGTTCATTTGCAGAAATGGTTGACAAGTTAGTCAAGTCAGATAAAGAATTATTGAACTCTAAAAAAGACCTATTCATTGACGCAACATTAGGTAATTACAAGTACACATT